TTCAAGCTTCTTAGAAGCTTCATTTATTTGATTCTTTCCGTCTATGACGGCTTCGCGAACAGATTCTTTCGCTAGGGCAGCATCAACACCCAAAATATTTCTAATTTGACCTAAGATTTCAAAAGCACGCTTATTCTTTACTGCATCCTTAACTTCTTCAGCAGGGATAGTTTCATCTAGATAAGCTTCTAGATATGTGCTAATGTTATTGATTGTTTCGTTCTTAAAATTAGCAGCTTCTTCTTTAATGACCTTTGAATATTTTTCGATAACTGTCTTAAGTTTTTCGGCATGATTTGCATCAATAGCTTCAACTACTTTTTGTAATTTCAAAGTGTGATCTGCGTCAATGGCTTCTAGTAATGTTTCTAATTTCTTGGAATAATCTTCATCCTGCTCAGTTAAAGCCTTAGTGACGTGTAATTGTACCTTTTCATTAACGCTCGTATTAAATGCGTTTTCTATTTCTTTCAAAACCTCATCAGAGAGAAGGTCTTGTGTTGCTTCTTTTAGGATTGTTTTGATGTCGCTCATATTAAAATACTTTAACACCTTTGCTGGCGGCTATTCTTTTTGATAGTTTAGCTTCCATAATGTTCTTTAAATATTTATGTGCCTCAGCATAATTTTTTTCATTTAAATGCTTAAGAAACTTGACAATTTCTACACGCTCTTTCATCTCTATATTATACTTATTCTCTAAAGACCCTAAATCTCGCTTTTTTTGGACAACTTTTTGTTTACAATAATTACACCCGCATTCTTCGCAATTTTCCTCGCATCCACATTTTTCACAAGCCTCTTCTTTGCTATCTTCTGGTTTATCTGAAAGAATATCTTCAACTTTGTCCGTTGTAGCTTTAGCGGCAATATTTGTTGCAAGTCGAGATGCCAACCCAGCGCCACCGGTAGCAGAAGATACAGCACCGCCAGCCATTCTACCTACCGCACCGCCAGCGAGTCTGCCAACTAATGCTGCAACTGCTGGTGCAAATTCATTTACTGTTTCACTCATAAAACTTTGCTTATCTTGCTGAGGAAGTCCATTACCTGTTCCCTCAAATAACTTTCTACATCTTTGCGAGGAAGATTTCGTAGTCTATCGCTAAAAGAATCATAAATCTCCTCATATTTACCATCCGTCCTTACAACAAATTGTTTTGATTCCAGAATACCGTTAACAAATGCTTTATGAAAGCTCGGATCGGCAACACAATCAACAGCAACAAGTCTAAAATCTTTTACACGATTAACACCATTGCTCATCTCCTGTAGTGTACCTAGTGCGCGAGAACTCATACCTACTCTTACACCGTCATTAATAAGACTACGAACTATTTGACCCATAGGAGTCGTTAATACTTTCGATTTTCCAAAATAAACATTTCCATCACGGTGAAGTTCTGTTACAAGATGACAAGCACGCTCGAGATTTACCTCTGCAGTAGTTGGGTGATTTAATTCCCCCATACTTCTGTTAGTTTTTACCATCTCACTTATATATCTACCAACCTCGCGATCCATTTCATGAGAATCATACACTCTCTTATTTTTATTAACCTCTTCACACTGCATGTAAGGTCCCTTTATGTACATTGTGCTAGGTTGATTACCGTTTTTCTCCTCAATTACGTATTCGTATTGATCTTCAGGGTAAGGAGCTTCTACTAACAGTTTAAGGGCCATGTATATATTTATTAAAATTTTATATTATTTTCTTAATTCTCTTTCCGTTAAAATAGTAAATTCAAATCCCCTGTCTTTACACCATTTTTTTGCAGCTTCCCACTTAGCCATATTTTGTATATATGTTATTTGTTCATAAAGAAGAGTTTTTGAATGCTTACCGGGGGCAGCTACAGGTTTAATTGTTTGTTTTAAAGGTTTGACTTCAACTAAAAACTTCTTAATACCGTCAGCTGTTTTTAATTTTATTACCGCGTCGACAATATATCTATGCGGTTTATTATCTACAGGATTTATATACTGAATTACTATACTCTCGCTACCCCATTCTAATACGTTTGGATTGGTGTCACACCATCTAAATAGTTTTAATTCCCAACTACTCAAATATCTTGGCAAATCATGACCTTTATATTTCTCTGCATGAGTAGGCTTAAAAATACCCTGGACGTACTTATTGTTTTTAGATGTAAACTTCATCCAACAAAAAATTCTGGCGGAGCGGCGTCACCAAATCCTGGTGCACGTTCGAAAAGTTTTCGTTCTAATTCTGCTTTTTCTTCTCTTCCACTACTCAGCATATCATTATAGTTTATACTTCCGCCACCAAATAGCTGTACGTTAGTATATTTGCCCCTTACCGATCCGATTGCAATTTTTGTCAATGCAAGCGCATACTGATAAACCCAGGGTTCTTTAATAATATCAACTAACGGGCGTTCAACGTAGCAAGTCACTATTCCATAAAATCTACTATCTTTAGGTTCAGGAAATAATTGTAAGTACTGTGTTCTTGGGTCAAATCTAAAATCTCTTCTCAAGGCTAAGACTTTTTCTCTTGTGTCTAGCCAATTTTTTAATACGTTCCAGCTCACTAAATCAAAACCATAATTTCCCAGAGAATAGCTAAAATATGTCTGCTGAGCTAGAGTTTGTTCAATTGTAAACAACGTATTAACCCCGTCATTACTTCCTTCTTCAAAATCCGTAACATCAATAACTCTACGATAATCATCAACTAGATAATCGTAGCTGTTTAATAAATTAAATTCATTGGGAGTGTTTTCATCAAATACTTGAAATATATATGGGTGTTCAGGGTCACCAATAACCATACTACCCAAATTATAAAGCTTTTTGATTTCTGGAGAAATATCTTTAATTTTAGCCCTAAAATTAAAATCTTTAGTTAAACTAAAAAGTACATCTAATCTTAATCCTTTATGCTTTTCATATAGCTCACTATTAAAAACCAAATATTCTTGAGTATACCCTGCAAATTTAGTAAACATTTCGCAAGCAATTCCAATAAATTCATTTAATTGATCGGCGTGAATTTCTAGATTAACCAGTGGTGCACCTAGAGCTCTGCAGACGCGCTGGCCAAGCCTTTCATAGCTTAGAATCTTAGACTGTAAGTTTGTGCTATAAAACGCACTTACTGGTTCAACATCTGAGCAAACCATCATATAATAATTATGCCTCTCCCACCGGAATACGGTGCACTCACACCAATAGATACACCACCGGTACCTCCTCGAAGTGGTTCCCCTGCATTTAATCCAGTTGGATTTGGACTTAAAATAATGCCAGGTCCCTGATAATAGGTATAAGTATCTGGTAGACCGTAATAATAATAGGTTGGTTTGCCAAATAATTTATCTCCGTTTGAGGTAAACCTTATAACTGTTACACTGAAGGATGAAAGACTGATAACCTCTGTTGCACTTAACCCACTAATGGTCAAATAGTCTCTATCAAATAGCAATTGATTTTGACCTTCTTGATTTTGCTTTATTATCAAGGTAAAATCCCCACCTTTTCTTTTATTAATTGGCTGCAATTGATCATGTAAAAACATATTTGCAGATAAATTTAAAAATGCTACTTGTGCAGCAGATAAATTCCAATATACAACTTGAGTCTCATCAACATCAGAATATTCATATGAAGATAGTGTTAGGTATTTTAAGCTATTATTTGAGAGTTGTCTTGGATAATAGCCAAAACGTCTTATATACCCATTAAATACATCTCCCAAGATATTAGGAGCTGAAAGACCGATGTATATACTGCTCAAAGAGTTTGGTATTAATGATGTACTATCTGATCCAACAATTGCGCCAGAGTCTGCAAGTACTACTTTATTTCGACTATAGCTAACAGCAATAGCTCGAGGGTAGGTCAAATTTGTTATAGGAGAATTTAAGTCAAACGTTAAAAATGAACTGTTATTAATCAACCCTCTAGTATTAACAATTTGATTGCCAGTATATCGAATTAAAAATTCATTCGGTTGTGTGAGTGCATCCTCACCAAATAGCTTAATCATCGTAAACCCGGTATTTGCAGTAGGGCCTACTATTTTAGTTTCAAATAAAAACGTACCTTCTCTATTATTATAAAGGTCTCCAGAAAGAAATACATATTCGGTTTCTCTGGTATACGAGGTGTTTACAGTTGGTATATAAGTTGTAGCAAAATCACCTTCCTCAAGCTGAGCACCCCATAAAAATATAGTACCTCCTGTAGAAAATTCATTTGAGTAAGGATGTAATCTAACAGCATTACATCCAGCTGGAGTAGAAAAAGTATAAACGACTCGGGTCCAGGTATTAGTATTGGGAGTAATATTTGGATATATATCCCGTACAATATAATTACCGTTACTTATATCATATATAGAAAGTGTAAATACCTCGGCTGCCATAGTTCCTAGTTTTATGTAATATGAAAAGGTATAAGTTGTTTCTGGGATTACACCAACACTTTGATATATACCAGTATTTCCCCCAGGAGAATCAATTCTATCTGCAGACAATAAATTAGACGGGGAAAGGATGATATCAGGCGTGACTGTTACCCCTCCAAACGTTACCCAGACACTATCATCAAAATCTTCACTATAGATAAAAAAATTTGATTTAGATCTCTCGATTAATAACCCTTGCGGGTCCCAAGCACTAGTACCTTCATTATAGCTAAAATCAGCACGCGGTGTATTTAAATCTGAAAATTGTATGTATCCGCTACTGTTTGTAAACGACGCAGATGAATTTCTGTAAAAAGTACTAAAATTTCCAGTAAGGCACCCTAGACGACTAGCTTCGATAAAATTACCATACATGGTAGCAGATACCGTATAAGGTGTTAAGGTAACACCGGTAAAGTTCTTAGCACCTACATTTTCCTGTACTAGATTACCTCTTAAAGTTATATCAATAAAGGGCCAATGGGAACTTTCTGTCTGTGTAAATGTATGAATAAAATTTAAACCAGCTGATAGAGGGTTATAAGAGACATAAAAAGACCTACCGCCTTGCCAATTAGAGCTAAGAGCTGTTACGGTGTTTAATGTCGTTAGGTATAGTATAAAATCTCCACTCACACCACAGAGAGTAGAATATGCAGATTGCCATTCAGAACTGTTACCTGTTAGAAAAGGAATTCTTGACTCAATTAAATTGTAGAAAGAGCCTAAAAAAGGATCTAAAGGACCTGCAATAGGGTCTATAGCACTATCAGGATACCCGGGTGTAGAAACCGTATGATGGTTTGTAAAATGAAACTTGTTGTGAAATAAAGTATTGCTCATTCAAGGTATTTTGTTACATCTCCGTACATTAAGGTTCCATCACTTACAAACGTTATTACAGTTCTGGCTCCAGGGGTTTGATCTATAATACCTTCGAGAAAAGGTGTGCTATTAAATCTGTAAGCAGTATCAAACACAGCATCTTTACCACCTATACTAGTTTGTATGCATGTAAGAATATATGTGCCGCCTTTTTTCAAATTCTGCGGATTAGTTATAAAATAACTATTATTCATAGTTAAAAATGTGCTTTGATTATAGTTTAAATCCCAAATAACGGAACTAGGTGCGGTAAAATTGGTAAGATTGGTGCCGCTAAAAGTCTTTGATGCAGTATACTCTTGAACCTCGTTCATATACATGACATAGGGAGAGTTCCATTCTGCACTATATGTTCTAACAGTAGTATAAACAGAGGTATAACTAGCGCTACTGGGATTGAACACGGTATACCCCACATAACCCGTATTCCAGTCGTCTGATAAAGACAGTACCGTTGTATACAATGAGCGTGTATTGGCCCAGTTTGCGGATAATGAGTTTACTGTTCTATAAGTAGACCACCATTCAAAACTGTTTGTAGGTATGTTAAAGGTACGGTTATTATCTGTAAGAACATTATAAAATATGCCTAAAAATGGTAATTGTTGTGATGCAATAGGATCGAGTCCTGCGTCCGGCGCAATACTTGTGGTAGCGGTATGGTGGTTAGCACGGTGTAGCTTACTATGAAATTTAAATGTACCTGCCATAAGTCCTTATATAATAATTATGCCTTCCCCGCTTGTATAAGGCGCTAAACTTGAAATAACTACATCACCCAAGCCAATAAATCCATCTGTATTACTATACATTTTAAATGGGTTTGGATTTATTGAAATACCGTCACCTTGACTATATATTGTAAAGTCGAACATCCTATTGTTACCTCTAATTCTACGTGGCAGTAAGTTTTTTGTTAAATTTTCTTGATTTACTACAGACGTTAAAATCTGATACTGATAATCATAAAGCTTTTTAAGATTTCTGTTTAATGTAGCTGCTTGAAAATTTTCATTTATACAAATATTAGCAAACGTATTGACGTCAACCGCTGTGTCTGATAGGAAGAACGTGTTGTATTGTCTAGTATAAAAGGTATCGATACCGCTAAGCGTTTTATTTTCAAAAAATCTATAACCGATGTTGCTCGTAAGTCTTAAAATGTTATATAAAATCTTTTTAAATGATTTACTATAAACCCATGCTTGATTATATTCTTCTTTATTAATCTCAATGTCTTCTTTAGAATATACTGTAAAATCAGTATCTCGTAGTAGAGAAATTAAATCTAAATTATCCTCAAATAATGCAATATTATTGCTGGACAAGTTGGTTGATGTATTATATAGTAATAAGGTGTCTGAGGATAGGTTACTAATATTTGTCAGCCATTTAAAACTATTATAAAGTAACGATTCATTAGGATACACACCAATTATAGAATTAAGTTTGGTAGTCCATTTTTTAATAAGAGTATTCTCCGTAAGAATATAAAAAATTCTTGAATCATAATTAGAAAATTTTATATCCACTATTCTATCATTACCCTTAATAAGATTGCTATAGTTGTATGTACCTCCAGAAAGTAATTGATAGTTAGAGTCAATAGTCAATACATAAAGCTGTTTATCTGTACAAGCATAAAGCTGGTTGTCTGTTTTGTTATATGTAATTACGTTAAATCTTTCTACCTCGTTAAATAAATTTTTTAATAATGATGTGTTTAACCAGTTTAAATCTTTATCATATGCTTTAAAGCATTTATTACCTGAATCCTCAACAAAAAGAACTTTTCCTGTATAGGCAATATTATTGATTGTATTAAATTTAGTATTATCAAACGCGGTTCCCCTCCCACCTATATAAT